ACACACTCTCTCTCTACCGGATATGGTACGAGGGAAGGTAGTGAACGAGGGAAGGCTACCGGGTAACGGGTACGGGAACCGGGAACCGGGTACGGGAGTACCGGGTAAACAGGGGACAGGGGAACAGGAGCCTGTAGAAAAACGCTAAAAAATCAGAACCGGACCAATGAAAACACATACCCCCCTGCAAAAAAAAAATCGGTTCCGTGTTGGGGGTCGGTGACGCAGGGTGGGGGGGAACCTAAAAGCTACACCCATCTAAAAAAAATTTGTATCTTTGTAACAGATAACTAAAAAAGAATTACTATGGAGTATTATAAAGGAAGTCCTGCTGAACAAGGATACACTATCAAAGATGGTAGGCTAATCAATATGGCTCCATCTCCTGAAATGGGAATTACAAAATTGGCTGAGATGAGAAGGAATCTCAAAAGAGCTAAGAAAGTCAGAATGATTGCTGAAGGCAATGAACTTGCTAATGCTAACATTGACTTATTTAAGAAACTATAAATGTGTCTACGATTATAGTGTTTGATGTTTGATGAAGAAGAGGGACCCACGTCCCTCTTTTTTTTGTACCCTCATCAGGACTCGAACCTGAAACCGATAGCTTAGAAGGCTATTGCTCTATCCAATTGAGCTATAAGGGCAGAAATATGTTGACTTCTTTTTATTTATGTTGAGTTTATGTTGAGTTTATGTTGACTTTAATTTACTTAACTTATTGATATTCAACAACTTAACTATAACTATGTTAAGAATGTTAAGTTTAGAGCCTCGTATACGGAAAAAAAAGACAATATATAAAAGGAGGTAGTAGTAGTATAGGAACCCAAAAGTCGTCATTTGACATCAAGAGTTAGGGTAACCATAAATAGATATAGCCTGTACGTGTAATACTGCTCTTGCTCATCCGGTGGTATGAACTCCCAACCTAAAGCAAATCGCTCGTGAGGGTAGTGTAGGGTGATTTGTAATTGCCAATCCATTTAATTATTTTTAGTACCTTTGCAAAGTAATCTAAATTAAATTTATTATGCAACAAGGGTTCACACCTAAAGAGCTTCACTTTAAAGATGAAGGTCGCACAAAGTTAATCAATGGCATACGCACCATATCCGAAGCAGTAAAGTCTACGCTCGGTCCACGAGGAAACACTGTCCTCATAGAATCACCGGAACATCTTCACGGAATCACAGTTACTAAAGATGGTGTAACTGTAGCTAAATCCATTTCATTATTAGACCCTGTCGAGAACCTTGCGGTTCGTATGATGAAAGAGGCAGCAGACCGAACTGCGTCCTCAGCAGGTGACGGCACAACAACGGCTATTGTATTGGCAGAGGCATTAGTGAATGCAGGAACAGAACTTATTGGTGACGACATAAACAGAACAGAGGTTTTACGTCATATTGTTGACGAGACGAAAGAAATCGGCAAACATCTAAAAGTAAAAGGAAAAAAGTTAGACGACAAGAGGCTACGTGACGTAGCAATCATCTCAGCTAATAACGACCCACAGATAGGTGGCATTATTGCAGACGTGTACGAAAGCGTAGGTAAAGATGGTGTAGTCACAGTAGAGAAAAGTAAAACCACCTCAACCTATTACGAAACCACAAAAGGAATTAAGGTCAAAAGAGGATATGCATCCACGCTATTCATCAACGACCAAAAACGTGACGAGTGTGTCTTCGAAGACACATATATCTTAGTCTGTGATTCAGAGATTAGTAATATTCTACAAATTGAAAGTATCCTAAAACCAATCATTCAAGAGGGTAAGAAGCTACTTATTATTGCTCCTTGTTCTCAAAATGTAACCAACACTCTTGCAGCTAACGTGCTGAAGAACGGTTTGAAGATATGTACAATCAACCCACCGGACTTTGGGTACAGACAACACGAGCTTATGCAGGACATAGCAGTTAGTGTGGGTGCTACATACTTTAGCGAAAAGACAGGCGATGACTTGAGCTTGATTAACTTCAGCGATTTGGGTCATTGTGCTAAGGTGATAGTTAGCCGTGACTCAACGGTCATCGTTAAAGACGATAGTCAAACCTCTGAAGAAGTGATGGAGCGAGTAACTCAACTTCAGGATGCACACAAGAATGCTAAGAAAAAAGAAGACAAGGAGTTTATCAATCAAAGGATAGCTTCATTGTCAGGTGGAATCGGAGTTGTGTATGTTGGAGGAAACACAGACCTCGAACAAAAGGAATTGTACGATAGAGTAGATGATGCGGTCTGTGCCGTGCGTTCAGCACTTGAGGAAGGGATTCTTCCCGGAGGTGGACTCACCTTGTACAATCTCCACAAAAGCTATACCGTTAAAGCAGCAGGTGAAAAAAATTCCGCAAAAAAAATCGCTTATGCGATTTTGGCAGATGCTCTTAAGGCTCCGCTATATCAAATCTTAGATAATGCAGGAAAAGATGCTGATGAAATCTACAAGGATTGTAAAGGTGCTTTGTACGGATACGATGTTAAAAAAGAGAAGTACGGATACTTGATGACACTCGGAGTCATAGACCCTGTGAAAGTTACAAGACAAGCTCTGCAAAATGCAGTATCAGTAGCCGTTACTATATTATCAACCAATGCTATCGTGACTATGGCACGTAGCTATGATACCGCAGAATAAAATGACAGGAATTGAAAACCCCATTTTCGAACACGGCAGAAACGATATGAGAAGAATTGATGCTGCCAAAAAACTACTTAGGTCAAGAGGATACTTAGTAATAAATATTGAAGATGAAAAAAAGAGACACACCGCAGAATAAAGAGTTTGCTGAAATAGCATCCTTTGTTTCGCTTGTAGGAGTTATTATGCTTACAGTGATTGCACTTATATATACACACCTATGAGAAAAAGAGAACTGCCAAAGAGTTTAATCAAATTATTAAAAAAATTTTTCCCTGATGAGAGCAATAGGAAAGAATATAGTAATCCAAAAGATAGACGAGGAAATAACAACGGATAGTGGACTTTTACTATCCAATGAAGATGTAAAAGATTTTAGATACCACAAAGGTAAGATTGTAATGCCGGGTTCTGATGTTTCTGATTACATTAAAAAAGACGACATCGTTTACTATGACTCACGACAATCTTATACGCTTGTAATTAATGGTGAATCTTGCACCATCATTCAGGAGCGTGATGTCGTTGTTGTCTTATAAATTTATTCATCTCGATTATAGCGTCTCTGTATTTTTGTGAAGAGTACGAGACATTCTGCAGAAACATAGGATTCTGTGATGGTGAGGTTGGCATTTCTTCACCACTTAGCTTTTTATAAATAGAAGTAATTACTCTTTTAGACTTGTACGACAAGTTGTACAATGCTTTTTGTTTTCCTTTATACGGACGGAACACTTCTATCCATCCGTCTCTTTTCAATCTATCAAACCTATTGACATCCCACGATAGAATACGATTGAACTCTATAAACTTATCTTTAGAAAAATAACCTTCTGAATTTAGAAACAGAAGAACGTCAAGGTCAGACTGTGAGAGCTTGTATTTAACCTTGATATATTGCCTTATGATTCTCCAATACTTGAGATAATCGTTACTCAAAATATAGTTGATTTAATTTTGTAAATTTGTACAAAGATAAAAAATTATGGCTGACGAGGAAAAAAAGGACAAAGACAAGTATAAGTCTAAAGCGACTACGACCCTTATGGACGAGTTCAAAAAGATTGACGTAGCTAAAAAGGCTATTCAAGATATGGCTTTCAAAAATATGGATGTAAAAAATATTACTAAACCGGGTCCCAACAATACCTACGGTAAAAGAATTAGAGGACTTGCTCAGTTAGGCGGACTGCAAGGAATTAGCGGACTAAGTAGGAACCGAAGAAATAGAACTGCATAATGGCAAAACGTAGAGCAAAAAAGAAAGGTAATAAGATTTGTGCAGCAGGTATTGCTTGGGCAAAAAGAACCTTTGATACATATCCGTCAGCATATGCGAATATGGCAGCAAGTAAATATTGTAAAGACCCTAATTACGCAAAGGGTGCAAAAGGAAAAAAGAAATGAGTAAGCTAAGTAAAAAACAACGCAGGATTGCAAGAGCTGCTATGCCTTTTGATAAGATTACAAAGGCAGATTTTGATGCATTAAAGAAACGTAAAAATAAAAATAAATAGTTATGCCAACAGTAAAATATATGTGCAGCGATAGTGGTAAAATGAAAACTAAAAAGTTTCCATACACCGCTACAGGTAAAGCTCAAGCAGGTGCTTTTGCTAAACTAATGAATGGCTCAATGAAAAACAATCCGGGATACGGAATGGAGAAAAAGTCATACTAATGGGTGAGCTTAAAAAATGGAGAGACGAGAAGTGGGTCCGTATAGGACTTGACGGTTCTATTAAGGGTGCTTGTGGAACAAGCAAGAACAAGAAGAATCCTGACCGTTGTCTGCCATTAAAAAAGGCTCAATCAATGACAAAAGCCGAACGAGCAAAGACTGCTCGTAAAAAGAAACGTGCAGGTGCAAAAGGTAAAACTGTTGTAGCCAACACAAAAGCAGGTAGAGTAACAAAACGATTTACTAAAAGATAATGGCTGATAAGAGTAAAATGAAATGCAACAAAGTGGTTGCATCAGATAGAGCAGGAAAAAAGAGAATGGTAAAAGCCTGTGAGGGTGGTAAAGAAAAACTCATTCACTTTGGAGCTAAGGGTTATGGTCATAACTACTCTGCAGCAGCACGTAAGTCATTCAAGGCTCGACACAAATGCTCAACGGCAAAAAGCAAACTAACTGCACGGTATTGGGCTTGTAAAAATTTATGGGCAGGTAAAGGTGGCTCAACAAAGTCGAGTCCGAAAAATAGAAAAGGAAAATATTAGTATCTTTGTAGCATGGCAAAAAAAGCAGAAATAGAGATTAAAAAATCTAACGAAGGAAAATTTACTGATTGGGCAAAAAAGAATATGCCGGGTAAATCAGTTTGTGCTGCTGCATCTGCAGTAATGAGACGTAAAAATAAATATAAACCCAACGTAGTCAAAATGGCAAATTTCGCAAAGAACTTTGGCTGCAGTAAAAACTAATGTTATGAAACAAGGTTACAACGACAGACTTGATGAGTCTATTGGAATGAAGCACAGAGGTGCTAAATCTCAGTCTATGAAAGACAGAAGAGACGAGTCTAAAGGTATGGCAAAAGCTATGACAGGTCACGCTTACAGTGGGGACCACCATATGGATAAGCACTATCCAAGTAGCGTAAAAGGACATCTAAGCAAACTCATCAAAAAGTAATGGGTAAGTTATTAGTTAAAATCGGACTTTGGATGCAAGGAATTTGGTGTAAGTTCCAATGCAAATGGAATTGGATTATATCTAAACTTTTGTTTAAGGTATCTGATTGTCCAAACAAAATGTGTACTTGCAAATGAAGTTAAGTGAAAAATCAAGAGGCTTTGGCGACACGGTTGCTAAAGTAACTCAACTAACAGGTATTAAGTCGGTAGTAGACACAGTCGCTAAAAAAGTAGGGAAAGACTGTGGGTGCAATAAAAGACGTGATACCTTGAATAGAATGATTCCCTACAGAGATTAATTATGGCATATCAAAAATTACAAGGTAGAAGAGCTATTAATGTTTATCCAAATGATGACGTTATTGTACCATCTCCTTCAGATTTGGTTGCTTCAGGTACTAACGATGCAGTAGCTGCAAATCTTTTAGAAGATTCAACTACAAGTTTTTTAGGTAAAGTTATTCCCGGTGCAACGGTATACAACACTACAACAAGTGCAACTGCAACTGTTTTAAAAGTTCAGGATACAGTGTTGACTTTATCTGAAGATATTTTTACTGCAAGTCCTGAAGGATATGCGGTATACAACACCAACAATAGTGAAGGTCCTGTATTGTTCGTAGGAACAGGAGGGACACTTGCTATTAAAACAGTAGGTGGAGATTTAGTACAATTGGTGAATGTGGCAAATGCATCATTCATTCCAATTATGGTAAGCACAGTTCAGGATACAGGTACAACCTGCTCTGACATTATAGCACTTTGGTAATATGGGAAGTATTATAGCGATAGCGAATGCAATTACTACCACTATACTTAGTGGAGGTGGAGGATTCGTACCGCCTACTCCCCCTGCCAATGGAATTATAACAGAAACATCTCCGGGTGTCGCACCGTTTGATTATATACTTGCGGAGACAGGAGAATTTTTAGAACAAGAATAAAATGGCAAATTTAAAGTTTACAGGTTTTAGTGCAGTAGCTCCGGTTTCTACAACCTTAATGGTTGGAGTCGCAGGTGGAGTCAATACGAAGTTTACAGTAGGAGATATTCAACTTCCCGATTTAGGCGGAACGCTTCCGATTTCAAGCGGAGGTACAGGAGAAACTACTCAACCTCTTGCACTCGATGCAATCACAGATGCAGCTAACCAAGTTGCTAACGATGTATTGTATATAGACAATTCCGGTCCAACTCCTGTAGCAGCTTTTAAAAACATTTCCCAAATTACGGGTGTAGGTATTCCTGATGTTGTAACCTATATGGAATGGACAGGAACTACAAACCCTTATATTAACTTCCTCAATGGTGTTGATACTGTTATTCCTTACGATACAATTAGACTATCCTACTCAACAAGTAGCACCGCAGGTAATACCGTTATTCAGCTTGTAAGTCCAACAGAAACCTCTTTTGAGGTATCCCAACCTGCTTTTTACAGAGTATCAGTTAACATCCACTTCTTTGATTTATTTGGTGATATTGATATTTTCTGTGGAGTTTATAATGTAGGAGGTGCGTTGTTACCGGCAGGAGGATTGATTGATAAAAAAGACGTTACAGGTAATACTGACCAAAACTTTTTTGGTTCATCCGTTATGCAGCTAATTAATGGTCAACCTGTTGAAATAAAAGCTAATTTTTCCGGAGGTAGTGGACAAAACCCATTCCCATCTAACACAGGTAACTTGTTTACAAGTGTACTGATTGAAAGAATGAGTTAATGGAATACACTTTTGATACCACTTTGAACGTAAAAGAAATAGATGTAACATATACTATAGTAAGTACAGATGACACAGATAGACAAGGATACTACTTTCAAGTTAACGCTTAAAGATGCAGCAGGATTAGGAATTGGATTGGTAAGTATTCTGAGTGTCTACTTTACGTTAAAGGCTGACATCGCTTTAGCTATGGAAAAGCCTGAACCTGTGATTACTGAACAAGAGTATCACTACAAAGATGAGGTTGTACGTAAAACAATTATGCTTACTCAACAAGATGTAGACGGCATTAAAGAAGATATTTCAGAAATCAAAGAAACATTAAAAACACTTGAGGCACGATTATATGAAATACAGTAGGTATGAAAACTATAATTCCTTTTTTGATAATTATTTTGGCAGGACTGCTTGTCTCTCCAATGCCTATTGAAAAACCTAAAGAGGATTATTACGAACTTACGGTGTTGCAAATAAATGCAAAGTGGAACGAAAAAAATGCAGTTAACATAAACAAACTAAAGAACTGCAATATCGAATGGGCATATCTTGAAGAACAAAATTCTAATGTTCAAGAAAAATTCCAAAAGATTCCTTTTATTGTAATTAAGAAAAACGGTGAGCCTCTCATTTTTTGGGAGGGTAATATCTTATTTGAACCCACCGTTACTGTAGAAGAAATTCAAGCACACATAAACGAGCACTAATGGCTAAACTTCATATACCTACTTATATTAAAAAGATTAACAAGAAAAGACCGGGAGTGCATTCAAAGAATGCATCTAAAGGTCAGAATGGTTATAAACAAAAATATAGGGGACAAGGAAAATGAAATTAGAAAATGTCGAAAAAATCATAGTGCATTGCTCTGCAACAAGAGAAGGTGATGACACTATAAATGCAGAAGTTATAGATAGGTGGCATAAGGCAAGAGGATGGAAAGGATGCGGATATCATTTCATCGTGTTGATGGATGGTACTATTGAAAAAGGTAGAGACATCAGTCAGTGTGGAGCTCACACAAAGGGTTTGAATTGCAAATCTTGGGGAGTCTGTTATATCGGTGGAGTAGAGAAAGATGGCAAAACTCCAAAAGACACACGAACTCAAAAGCAGAAAGAATCTTTAGAATACTTATTGTATTTCTTAAAACTTTTACAACCTAAAGCCAAGATACACGGACATAGAGACTTTGCAAACAAAGCCTGTCCAAGTTTTGATGCCACAGAAGAGTACAAGGATTTATGAAAGAGATACTAAAAAAAATATTCGGAGTAGATAATGTTGCCACTAAAGTTGGGGACCTTGTCGATAGGTTTGTTAGAACTAAAGATGAGAAGGCAGAGTTTGAAAAAGAACTGACTCAAATCTTTATTGAAGCTGAGAAAGATATGCAACAAAACGTCACGGAACGATGGAAGGCTGATATGGCTTCAAGTGGTTCGTGGCTTTCAAAGAATGTAAGACCATTGGTTTTGTTGTTCTTGGTAGTATCAACTGTAGTGATGGTGTTTATAGATTCAGGTGCTATCAAATTTAATGTAGAAGAGAATTGGGTAGACCTACTTCAGATTGTTTTGATTACCGTGATTTCAGCATATTTTGGTGGCAGGTCCTTTGAAAAGATTAAAAAAAAATAATTCGTAACTTTGTATAATTAATTAAATTAAAATCAAATGGCAAAATTAACTAAAGAAGAGCTACAAACTCTTAACGACCTAAACCAAGAGTTCACTAAAATGAAGGTTCAAATTGGGGAACTTGAGGTTCAGAAAAGTACAATGCTTCAAAACGTAAGTGTATTACGTGCGAGGTTTGCACAAGAAGAAGAAAAACTTATTAAAAAATACGGAGAGGACTCTGTGATTAATTTACAAACAGGGGACGTTTCGAAAAACAAGAAAACCTAATGGCAAAAATATCTACCTACATAATTGATGCACAACCAACATTAGACGACAAGGTAATTGGTACTGATGTTAATGACCTTAATATGACCAAGAACTATTTGCTTGGTGATATTATCGCACTAAGTCCCTCAAGTTCTTTGTCTTCAACTAAAATGTTTTATGGCGATGCTGCCAACGTACCGGCAGAAACAAACACGCTAACGTATCACGTAGGTGGATTAGGTGCAGCAGGTACTGATACTACACAGATTGCAGGTAGTATAGTAATGAGTGCTACTGATGCTGACAGTGATACATCTTTAGTCTTAGGAAAAGACGTAACACCATTAGCTAACAGACCGGGTCAGTATCGAAATGTGGTTGCAATTGGTAATGATGTGGCTGCAAACGATATGAGTTCGTCATCTGTTGGGATAAGAGAATCGCAACTGATTGGTTCTCGATTAGGTACAGACTTCGTAAGTACAACTAATAGTTATATTATTTACAGTACACTTATAGGTGACGATACGCTAAATACGCAGTCCGGACAACAAAATACAATGTCAGGTTCGGTAATATTAGGAGGCAGAAGTGCACAAAAAATACAAACTTCATCCGATGATGTATTCGTAGGTTTTTGGAACTTTGGAAATTCAAACTCTGTTGCTCCTACAGTAGCAACAGACGGTAATACATTTGTTGGTTCAAGAATCGGTAACGCTTCAAATTGTGATGAATGGAACTACAATGTTGTATTAGGAAATTCTGCAATGCAGTCTGCTAATAACAACAATCCTATAGAAAATAATGTTGTTATTGGTAACAATGCAGCTCGTAGTTTAAGTGGTGAAAGAAATATTATTTTAGGTAGTGATGCTGCTTATGCTGCTACATCTGCAGAAGGCTCAGTTATTCTAACACCTCAAAACTCAGGTGTAAGACCTACTTATGATTCTGCACAAAATAGTATTCTAATTGGTAGAGACGTTGCCCGAAGTGCAACCAATGCAGACTTTAATCAAGATGTTTATATTGGAAATTTATCAGGTGTAAGTTTACCCGGAGGTGGACATACTTTAGTAGGTGCAGGAACCTTTGCAGGTGGAGGTTTAGCAAATGCTGATATTAATAACGCAATTGCAGTAGGGTTAGGTGCATTTGGTTCTGCTTCGGACCCGGGTTCTACTGTTAATTATCCAATTGGTATTGGATACTTAGCAGCATCTAATGCAGGAAATTCAGGAGGAAACTATTCTAATTCTATCTGTATTGGTAATAGTGCAGGTTCTCAAATGAATGGAGAAAATAATGTCTCCATTGGTAACAATGCTCACGGTGGTGCAGCACTACTTGGATTCTTTAATGTTGCAGTAGGAACAAACGCTCTGATGATGCAAACAGGTGGAGACTTCAATGTTGCGGTAGGAAACGATGCCTTATTTAATTTAGGCACAGGTACTAATAATACTGCAATTGGTAAAGCAGCAGGTTCTACTGTAGCAGGTTTTAATAATACAACTTCATTAGGTCACAACTCTCAACCACAAGCCGATAACGAAGTAGTGTTGGGTGATAACAATGTACAGACACTTAGATGTAATACGCAAGTTATTTCAGGTCTTTCTGATTTGAGAGATAAGAACAACGTAGAAGATTTACGCTTAGGAGTAGACTTCTTGATGGATTTGAAACCTGTAAGTTGGGATTGGGAAAGACGAGATGGGACAATGGAAGGTAAAAAAGATTCCGGTTTCATCGCACAATTTACAGACAATGTAGTTCAAGCTCATAGTGCAGAAGATATCCTTCCAACATTAGTTAATAGAAACAATGCGGATGCGTGGGAAATGGGTAATGCAGCGTTGATTCCTGTATTGGTAAAAGCTATTCAAGAACTGAAAGCAGAGCTTGACGCTTTAAAAAAGTAAAATTTAATGAAATGGATATTAGAAAAATCTCCATTGGTCCTGATTATAAGTCGGGAGCAATGCACTACATTGTCGGTCAAGATGTCTTAAACGGACACTACAAGATTCACCTTATAAAATATTACGAAGAAACTGATTCTATAAAAATATGGATTGAAAGCGATGAGATGGAAGTTATGTTATGGAAAGAGTTTACTTCTGCTATGCCTGTCTCAATCGAATACAATATCAATTTTTAATGAAATCCTTAAATCAATTCATTGTAGAACCTAAGAATAATAGGAGATACGATAATATAAAAAATATAGGTGGCATAGACTTTATTACAAGTACATCTGAAGAAGATGTTTCTGTTTCTAATCGTCAAGCTATAGTAATCGAAACTCCATTAAATTATTGCGGTCCAATTGAAAAAGGGTGTACCCTTTTGGTACACCATAATGTCTTCAAATTCTACAATGATATGAAGGGTAGACGTAGAAGCGGAAAGAGTTTTCTTAAGGAAAACATTTTCTTTTTAGACCCGGACCAATTCTTTGCATACAAAAAAGACGGAGAGTGGCACGGATATGATAAGTATTGTTTTCTCAAACCCATTCCACCTACTGAAAGTTATATATTTAAACCCTTTACTAAAGAACCTTTAATGGGTGAAGTAGCTATCATTAATGATGGACTAAAATGTAAAGGAGTTAAAAAAGGAGACACTGTTTGTTTTAAACCATATCAAGAATATGAGTTCAATGTAGATGGTGATATTTTATATAGAATGTATGACCATTCAATTACCTTAGTAGTATGAGTAATAAAGATGTTAAATTAAGAATCATTGAAGCAGGTCATCAGGCAGTAGAGCAACTAATAAAAGTTGCTAAAGAAAAAATTATAAAGCCTGACCCTGAAGATGACTTGGCTGCAGATAGATTAAAGAATGCAGCAGCTACAAAAAAGTTAGCCATCTTTGATGCATTTGAAATACTTAAAAGAGTTGAAGAAGAAAGAGAAGCTCTTGAAGAAGGAACAACCAATACTAAAATAGATACAAAACAAGGATTTGCAGAAAGAAGGTCTAAATAGTGAATTATATAAAGTTGTTGAAGACTATATTCCTAAGAATGTATTGTCGAATAAAAATCGAAATAAATCTTGGGTGTATGGCTACAACCCAAAATATAACATTATTGTTATATCAAAGACCGGTGAAATAGGAGAGGTAGTAAAAATATCAGGACTCACTATTGCATTACCAAAGACTCCAAAAGTGTGTCTTCAAAGACACAACGATAAAAAACAACAGTATTGGGAAAGACAAGAGTTACCAAAACCATTATCTAAAATTCAATCTATTTTTCAATGGAATGAGATGCCTTCAGATTTTAAAAGTCGATGGGTAGATTATATTGAGGAAGAGTTTGACCGCAGGGAAGAAGGTTGTTGGTTTATGAATAATGGAGTGCCAACTTACATTACAGGTGCTCACTATATGTATCTTCAATGGACTAACATTGATGTAGGCTATCCTGATTACAGAGAGGCTAATAGATTGCTATATATTTTTTGGGAAGCGTGTAAAGCGGACAATAGAAGTTTCGGAATGATTTATTTAAAAATAAGACGTTCCGGTTTTTCTTTTATGTCTTCATCTGAATGTGTCAATACAGGTA